ATTGCCACTGTTTGATATACGAAGTCTTTCTGTTCCTGATGTTGATAAAACCAGAGGACCTGACTCTCTAAAATTAATATACGCTGTTTCATTTGCTCCAACACCTATTGTAAGTCCATCTGATCCAGTAGCACCAGTATCTCCAGTTGTAAACTGTAGATATGAATGATCGCCAGCCCCAGTGCCAGAATTGTGAATATGTGCTAAGAAGGCGGGAGAATTAGTGCCCAAACCCATCTTACCATCAGAAGTTATACGAAGATGTTCTACTAGAGCACTGGGTTTACCATTATTAATTTGTATATAAGTATTTCCAGCAGCATCCTCTGCTTTACATACAATACTTGCTGATACACCTGCATCGTTTGAATCATTATGGGCAAATAAAATTTCCCCCATTGTATCATTGGGACTGTTATTTGTTCCCGAATTTTCAAGTCTCAGACCTGCTCTAATGCCTGCTCCAGCATTATTTGTAAGATGCAAGAGTGAATCTGGACTTGCTTCATTTATGCCAATTTTACCATCAGATTTTATACGAAGTCTTTCATTGTTACTGGCGTCATCAATTGCAAAATGATCAGCACCGGGTAGTCTTAATTTAAAGAGAGACCCAGTATATCTTAATCCACCAAATCTATCTCCAGCATCTCTATAAAATCTTAGTTCTGCGTCACTACCATGAATATCAAGTTTTGATCTTGGAGTGACAGTGCCAAGTCCAACATATCCATTAGATTTTATCCGAACTTTCTCCGATCCGCCTGCACCAAGACGGAGATGTCCTGACCCATTAGATGCAACAACCATAGGTGTTGCACTTGCTAATGCTAAGTTGCCAGATGTAAGATTAAC